CAGACTGCGGTCGACTCTTTTAACAGAGCTGAACGCATATGTCGAATCACGAACCGGCGGCTTGACTACTATTATCGACAGCGCGATCGTTTAGATCCCGATCTGTCGTTTTGGTTGTACAAAGCCGAGGAGTGGATTTCGAACGTCTTAGGGCCGTTTGACAGATTTTTCGAGGATCTTCCTCGATTGATCCGGTTCACATCAGGAGCCACCGCTTCACACTCTAGACGCGAAAGTGCGCCGCACCGAAAGGTAAAACTAACGATGCAGTGCACTGAAAAGGCTAAGCCCTATGTTGTTACCTTGGCCCGACATTTCGGGTATCATAGGTTTCGACCGGGCCGCACCTTTGCGAATAGGGTAGAATTTGTCCCTAAGAATTGGAAGACGGAGAGAACTATCGCGTGCGAGCCAGAGGGAAACCTCCCTTTGCAACTCGCGTTCGACAGTTACTCAAAAGATCGGCTCCGCAAGTACGGAGTTGACCTGTCAGACCAATCTCGGAACCAAGAGATGGCTATTGAGGGATCGAAGACTGGCAGAATTGCCACAATTGACCTCTCGATGGCGAGTGATACGTTGGCCTTTAACGCCGTAGCCTGGCTCCTTCCGGAGCCATGGTTTAGGTATTTGGCCGACGTTCGCTCTCCTTTTGGACGCCTTCCTGGCGGCCAAATTTTGAAGTATGCAAAGTTTTCCAGTATGGGAAACGGCGCTACCTTCGCTTTGGAGACTCTTGTTTTCGCTTCCGCATGCTACGCAGTAGGGAGTAAGACCTTCGCTGTTTACGGTGACGATATCGCCATCGAGACAGATCTGGTACCTGACCTGCTGCGTCTACTGCGTTTCCTTGGCTTCATCCCGAATCCTCAGAAGACTTTCACTTCAGGACCCTTTAGGGAATCCTGCGGAGTAGACGTCCATGGAGGGAAGAACATTACACCTTTCTATTTGCGTACGTGGTCGGGCCTAAAAGCCCAATTAAGCCACAACGTAAACGGTTTGGTCGCGTGTTCTAAACCCGACGGGCATGTGTGGAAGATTTGTCGAGACTTGTCCCGACGTTTCAACCTACAGCTCGTTCCGGAGAATGAAGACAGTATGAGTGGCGTGCTTATAACGGCGCACCATGCATACTCCAAGGGTTTAATCAGGACAAACCGTCGAAAAACGATGTACATTCCACATTTCCGGGCTTACAAGCCCCGAAGTGGTACGCGTTTCGTTGGCGACTCTCGAACCTTGTTTTTGTGGTACCTTGATCGGTACCGCATTAGGCAAGAGAGAAGCGACGAGATGGAACTGATTAGAAGTAGGGCACCAACTTTCAGCCATAAGTATGTGCGAAAGTGGGTCCGCTGGAGGATAACTCCGCCAGCGGTGGGGGCGTCTGATCACCTTTATTGGTGGTCGGAATACCTTGACTCGGCCTCGTAGAGGTCCAGCTTGGTAAAGCCCGGCAAAG